TAGTTAAGTTTAAATACACGGTTGACGAAACAGATGTTGACCAAAAATTTGTAATACCAAGTGCTAACGCAGATACTTCAACATTAAAAGTTATCGTACAAAATTCAGCAAGTGATACTACTTCAGCGACTTACTCATTATCAAGTGGTTATAGTGGTGTCTCTTCAACAACACAAGCATATTTTATTCAAGAAACAACTGATGGTAAATTTGAAGTTTATTTTGGTGATGGTGTTACCGGACAAAAACTAGTAAATGGTAATGTTGTAATTTTAGAATATGTTGTTACCAATAAAGAAGTTTCAAATGGCGCAAACACTTTTGATTTACAAGGTAGTGTTGGTGGTTTTACAGATGTTACCATAACAACTAATTCTAATTCTCAAGGTGGTGCAGAAGCTGAAGATAATGAATCAGTTAAGTTCAATGCACCTTTAAATTTTGCGGCTCAAGATAGAGCGGTAACAACAACTGATTATGAAACTCTTGTAAAAGGAATTTATCCTAATGCATTATCAGTAAGTGCTTGGGGTGGTGAAGATGATGAAACACCAAGATATGGTATTGTTAAGATTGCAATTAAGGCAGCTTCAGGTTCAACTCTAACTGACCAAACTAAATTAGATATAGTAAATGGTTTAAAAAAATATAATGTAGCTTCAGTTAAACCAGAAATTGTTGACCCGGAAACAACTTCAATATTATTAACTTCTAATATTAAGTATGACGCTAAATCTACAACTAAATCAGCAACAACTTTAAAATCAGATGTTATTAATACAATAACAACTTATAACACAGGCACATTACAAAAATTTGATGGTGTTTTTAGACACTCAAAATTAACAGGACTAATTGATAATACAGACGCAAGTATATTATCAAATATTACCACATTAAAAATTAGAAAAAACTTTACACCTATTATTAATAGTGCTACAAAATATGATATCTATTTTAGAAATGCATTATACAATCCTCATTCAGGACATAACTCTGCCGCTGGTGGTATTTTAGCTTCAACAGGATTTAAAGTGGCTTCAGACGCAACTAATGAAATGTTTTTAGATGATGATGGTAACGGTAATGTAAGAATGTATTATCTAGTTAGTGGTGTTAAAACTTATGCTAATAGTACGCAAGGTACTATTGATTATGCAACAGGTCAGGTTACATTAAATTTATTAAACATAGCTTCAATATCAAATATTAGAGGAGCGTCTTCAACGGTTATTGAGTTAACGGTTCAACCAGCTTCTAATGATGTAATTCCTGTAAGAGACCAAATTGTAGAAATAGACGTTGCAAATTCTTTAATTAATGTAGAAGAGGATACTTTTGTTGGTGGTTCTGCTGAGGCAGGTGTAGGTTACTCAACATCATCAAGTTATTAATGTTAAATGGCAAAGTTTAATGAAAAAATATCAACGATACTTAACAGCCAAATTCCAGAGTTTGTTATTGCTGACCACCCAAAGTTTGCCGAATTTCTTAAAGTCTATTATCAATTATTAGAATCAGCCGAATTACAAGTTAAAGATGTTCAAAACACCGTTGGTGTTTTAATTGAAACTGAAACTGGTCAAAATAATAATATTGTTTTAAACTCAACTAGAATAGGAAGTGCCATAACACCTATTGACGAAGGCGATAAAATATTATTAGAAGAAACTGGTTATGGTAAATTTATTGTAGGTGAAACTATAAAAGGTGAAACTTCAGGTGCAGAGGCAAAAGTTTTATCTGAAGATTTAACAAATAGTAGATTAATTATATCTGCTAATGATAAATTTATTACAAATGAAATTGTAAATGGTTTAGAATCTTTAGCGTCAGCTACAATATCTAATTACAGACCTCAACCTGTTCAAAATATTTCAGACCTTGTAAACTTTAGAGACCCCGATAAAGCAATTGAATCTTTTTTAAATAACTTTAGAAATGAGTTTTTAGCAACTCTTCCTGAAGTATTAGATAACGAAGTAGATAAAAGAAACTTAATTAAAAATGTTAAGTCATTATATAAAGCAAAAGGTACTGCCGCTGGTCACGCATTATTTTTTAGATTATTATTTAATGAAACAACCGAAACACTTTACCCTAGAGAAAACTTATTAAAAGCTTCTGATGGTAATTTTGACTCTTTAAAAATTTTAAGAATTATTGAAAGAGTAGGTAATACTGAAGGATTAATTGGTAGAACAATTACAGGTAAAGATTCAAAGGCAACTGCTATTATTGAAAACTTAGCAAGATTTCAAATTGGTGATGATACAATTACAGAATTAATTATTAACAAAGATAGTGTTCAAGGTACTTTTCAAGTAGGTGAAGAAGTATCAGGAACGGCAAGTGCTACAGATGACTATTTTATTTTGGCAGATATTACAGGAATACCTGGTACAAAAACAATTACAAATAATGGTTCACTTTATCAAAAATCAGATGACATTAAAATATCTGGTGGTGGTCAAAATGCTTTATTACAAATATCAGACATTGGTACAGGTAAAATTGATGAGATAGTTTTAGATACTCCTGGTTCAGGTTACGCTATTGGTGATGTAATTAATTTTAATAATGATAATACTTTCGGTGCTAACGCTTCAGGTTTTGTAAGTATTGTTACCGGTAGTTTTGTTGACCAAAAAGGTACAATAGCTCCACCTGACGGAACGGAAGATAGACTTGTATTAGAAGATGAAACAACAGCAGGTGATACATATGCTGGTAGTGAAATAGTACAAGAAACAAATACCATTTCACCAGCAGTTCCAGGTTTTGCAAATTCAGCTGATAATGTTGTAGGTGAAATTACAAAAATATTCTTATCAAATTCAGGTAGTGGATATCAAACAACACCTATATTAACAATTACAAGTTCTGGTGGTTCAAATGGTAAAGTAAGAGCTTTTGGTAAAAATATAGGTTCTATTTTAGGTATTAATACGGTAGAACACGGTAAAAAATATGAACAATCGCCGGCGCCAACTTTATCTTTCCTTCAAAATGTATTAGTAGGTTCTGTATCTGGTAATTTTATAAAAGGAAATACTTTTACCACTTCAGGAAGTAAATCAGGTAAAATAGAAGATTTAGACGCAGATAGAGGCATTTTAAAATTAAGTAATATAACAGGTGGCACAATCGGTGTTAGTGAAACTATTACATCACAATCAGGTGGTACTGCCAAAGTATTAAAAAATAATTTAGCTGTTGCAACGGTAGATGTTGTGCCTGTAACCGATACAGATGGTGCTTATCTTGATGAAGTAGGTAAACTTTCAGAAAGTACAATGAGAGTACAAGATAGTTTATACTATCAAGATTTTTCTTACGTTATTAAAGTTGGTCAATCTATTAATGCTTGGCGTAATTCATTTAAAAAGACTATGCACACAGCAGGTTTTTATTTTACAGGTCAAGTAAACGTATCAACTAGATTAAATGCTCAATTAGTATCGCCAGTTCGTGGTTCTGTATCAGGTGTTTCTGATAGTCCATTTATGAGATTAATCAATACTCTATTCTCTACTATATTTGGTAGAAGATTAGGAACAAATACTGACGGAACAACAAAGAGAACAAACCCATTATCAAGTGGTGCTATAGATAGCGACCCTACAACACACGAACATTTTAGTAATAATCAAAGAGACGTAACCTTAATTAGAGAGCCAATAGTTATTGATTATACTAGTAGGGTAAGAAGACTAATATCCGATGGCACTACAACTTACAATGTAAAACAAGGTCACGCATATGCAGGACCAAGATATGCGTTTTTAAATAAAAATGCACAAACCATTTACAATCTAGCAGGGTTTAATGTTCAAGCTTTTAATGATATTAAGATTATAGGAACAAGAACAGGTTTAGATGGTAAATCAGCAGTTTTTCTTGCAACTTCTAATGAATTTGGTAGACAATTGAAAAGTAATTTTACGATACCAGCTACTATCGCAACTAACAAAAATGACTTCTCAAATACAATTACCAACTTCAGCGCTACAACTGCTACGTTTGACGACACAACGCCTTAAAAATGAGTATAAATAGTAGAGAGATTTAAAATATGCCAAAAAGTACAATAAATTTAGGAAGTTCACCCAATGACGGTACAGGTTCTAACCTACGAACCGGTGGTACTATCATTAATAATAACTTCAATGAAATATATACAAATTTCGGTGATGGTTCTAACTTAAAACCTTACA